CGACGGCCTACGGCGAGGTGGACATGGACGGAGACATCAAGGGATCCGGCCCCTCGGACATGCCACGGATGGCCGACATGAAAGGCTACACTGGCAAGACGGAGAACGACCGGTCCCCTGATCTGGCCTCCTCCTACGCCGCCTTCACCAAGAACCGCGAGGTCTACAACGACCTGACCAAGGTCGAGGAGGCAGGCGAAGAGCCAGAAGAGTTTGGCCGGGTGTCCGTCGAGGGAGAGACGATCACCTTCGACGAGCCAATTGACCTGATCGACCACGACCAGTACGCCAACGACCTCTGGGGCCACCCCGGAGAGATGGTGTTCGTGGCCGAGTCGGCGACGAAGGCAGACATGCGCATTCTCCAGCAGGAGCGCGGCCTCAACTTCACCTCCTACACCGAGAACGAGATCATCGGGCGGAAGGACAACGTCCACGTCCGGTGGGCTGAAGGGGAGGGCGCAGAGGTCATCGTCCGCTCCGACGCCCCCGACGAGTTTAGCAACATGTTCGTCGGCACCTGGGTGGCAGATACGATTCACGAGGGCTACGATCTCCCGCCACGAGCGATGGCACGGATGGGAATGAAATCCGTCGGCACCGTCGAGGCGAGTGAGCGCGGGTACGAGATCGCCGAGCCCTTCTCCGCTGGCCTCTTCGACGAGTGGCAGGCGACCGGCGTTGACTTCTGCGACGCCACGGACATCCCAGGGTACAACAGCTTCCTCCAGTTCGCCGAGAAGAGCGGCGAGGTCAAGATGGTGGGCGACTCGATGTACGTCTACTTCGATGGGCTTATGATCGGGTTCTTGGGCGAGGACAACGACCACTTCGCATACAGCGTGACCGGCGCGTTCGACCCGGACCTCGACGAGTACCTCCAGGACTGGCTTCCGGGGTCGAAGATGTTTCTCGCTAAGAAGCGGGGTAGCATGTTCGGTGAGCAGGCTCTCCTGAAAGACCATGGCTTCTCCCTTCCACGGGCCTCGAAGAAGCGGAAGAACCCGAGCCGCACGCTGCACCGCATGAAGGGTGGGATCAAGTCGGTCTACCAGGACGGCTCCCTCCGCGTCGGTGCGCAGCTTACCGGCGAGAAGATCACGTCGAAGCGCGTGAAGGTGATCGCCAAGCGCATTGAGGAGACCCTCCGTGAACTGACGTAGGCAACTGCGCCCCCCTCCACTCTTCTCACAGATGGAATAGAGACATGGATGATCTCATTCAGCAGATGATGTCCGGAGAGCCGAGCGCCGACGGGCCCAGCCGAGGCGCGGAGGAAGAGCCCGAGCGCCGTAGCAAGGTCGAGCGGGACTGGCGAAACGAGGAAGAGCCGCCGGAAGAGGAAGAGCCTGACGACGGCGACGCGCAAGACGGCGACGCGCAAGACGGCGACCCGCAAGATGGAGAAGGCGAAGAGCAGGAAGGCGACCCGCAAGATGGTGAAGGAGACCCGCAGGAAGGTGAAGGTGAACCGCAAGAGGGCGAAGCTGAAGGAGAGTCCTCCGAAGGTGGCGAGTCTTCCGAAGGTGACCCTTCCGAAGGTGAGCAGCAGGAAGGTGAAGGCGACCCTTCCGAGGGGCAGTCCTCCGAAGGGGAACCTTCCGAGGGGCAGCCTTCCGAGGGGCAGCCCCAGAGCGGCCAGGGCAAGCAGAGCGGAAGCGCAAACCCGAGCGGCCAGGACATCAGCGACGAGCAGGCCGAGGCCCTACGAGAGAATCGGGATCTGTCACTTTCTGAAGAAGATGCTTCTGGAGAAGATACCTCTGGAGAAGATGCTTCTGGAGAAAAGAGCGAGGATCAGAAGCGGCGCGAAGAACAGGCCCAGGCGCTCAACGATCAGGCGTTCGGGGACGAGGACACCTCCGGATGGGAGGAGGCCCAGAGGCAGGCGTCTGGGGACCGGGTGACCAGCGGCGTCAACGAAGGCGACGACGGAGAATTCTTCACCGACACCGGCTACACCCGGCGGGCCCAAAAGATCGAGGACAAGATCCAAGACTTCGCCTACCAGATCAACGAAAACGATGTTGGTACAGACTGGACCCCCCAGCAGATCGAAGACCACAAGCTGGCGACTCAGTTTGCGCTTCTGGTGGCGAAGGTGGCCGAGGACATGAGCTACACGGAGGTTGATGGCGACCGGTTCTGGGATACCCACGAGATTATGAAACGACAGGTGACGAAGAAGCCCCTACACCAGTGCCGTCACGACTACGAGAAGTCCCGGCTGGCCCTGCTTGTGGACACGTCCCCGTCCTGCGCAGACGAGGCGATTTTCTACTCGAAGATCGCGTCGGGCGCAATGCTGCGAGACGACATCGACATCTTCCTCTGCCCCAACGGACACATCGACGCGAAATTCGACCGCGACGTGATGCGGTTTGTGACCGACAACCGCAAGAGCGAGTGGGACCTGGAGGGGCGGGTGATCCTCTACTTCACAGACTGGGACGGCAACCAGGAGATCATCGACAACTCCAAGAACTCGAAAATCTACTGGTTCGACAACACGACAGACATGTGGGACGATGACAATCCGCGTTCGAAGAAAGCCAGGTACCAGTTCGAGGGAGAGCACTTCGAGGTGCCTGACCAGAAGACCTTCAAGCGGGTGTCCAGGAAGATACGGCCATAGATCATAAACCTCAGAGCCCCACCCATCAGACTCAAATAATTATTTGAAAGTGATATGGCACAGGTAGCCACCGAAGAATCCGACGTTTTCAGCGACAGAGACGAGAAGTACATGCGGGCGTTCTTGGACTTGGCCGTGAAGTGGGCCGACGAGCGCCCGGACGCCGCCCCGACCGGCCTCTCGATCATGGGCACAAGCCTGCTATCGATAGCGGTCAATGGCCCGAAGCTCGACGACCGCACCGACGGGGTAGAACTCTCGTCACGGGCCACGAACCTTCTCGCACAGGAGCGCCCTCACGACGCGCTCGATGAGATTCTCAGCGAAGTTTCTTCACTCCAGACCCAGCAAGATTCCAATGACCGACCAAGCGACACAGGCGCAGAGCAAGACGGCAGCGAAGGTGCAGACGCGGAACGTGCCTCTGACTGAGGAAGAGCTTGAGGAGTACCAGAATCACCGAGACGCTGGCACGTTCAGCCAGGACTCTCTCACGACCGGAGACGAGCCCTATAAGAGGCTTCCGATGCGCCGTGAGGTACCCCCTGGAATGAAGAAGAAGGCGGGACTGGCCGCCAGCTTCCTGCTCTTGGAGGGACACGGCACCAGCGAGCGTGTCGTGATCTGCCAGTCAACGCCCCAGTGGGCGGCGGACGTCATCAACCGCGCCGCCGACGAGGACGGGATCGTAGACTCCTGGAGGCAGAAGTTCGCCTACGAGAGCCTGAAGATGATCCGTGCGGGCTCGCCCCCAAGCGTGGCCACGACCGACAGCCTCGACAAGCTGCGCAACTGGGAAAATTCAACCCCTGGGAAGCGAAAGTACGTGGAGGTTGCCCGCGAGATGCTTGAGAGCCCCTCCGAGCGCCAGCTTCTGAAGACAGGCCAGCGGCTTGAGCGGTTCGAAATCTACTTCCAGGTCTGGTCCCAGCTTGAGGAAGACGGATACGACGGGTCGATGTACGACCTTCAGCGCATCCGGAAGCGCAAGTCTGCACAAGAGAACTGACTCCAATGACAACCGGCCCAATGGAAAACAGAGAGACGGAAGATAGAGAGGTACACTACTTCACTGACTACACGGCCCTTGCGTTTTTCTGGGTCGCCGCTGTTTTCGGTGGGGTCTGGCAGGCCATCCGGCAGGCCCCATCCTACTACAGGGCCAAGTGGCGCAGATACAGACACCGTGTACGCTCAATCCAGAAAGAAAGAGTCGATGGTCTCACCCAGAGAGAGCGTTGGCTCAAATCGCTTCGTTCCCAAACACAAGACAACACCGATTCAAATGAGTGAACCAACCGGCGAGACCTACGAGATCGAGACCCTGGAGGACATGGTGAAGATCCCAGATGATCGCATAGATGCGTTCCTGAAGGACCTGAAGAACTTCCTGACGCTGGGGACTCGGGTCGCAAACCTCTTCGAAGCCCTTGGCCAAAACGTCACTGGCCCGGAGGCCCTCTCGATGATGGAGTGGGGCGGTACCCTCAACTGGACCGACGACGGAAAGCACGACCAGAACGTGCGGTTCGTGGGCCCGGACGGAGAAGAGCTTGCGGAAGTGGTTGTGGGCCCGGACGGAGTAGAGCCTGCGGAACAGGAAAATGAGAAGACGCAAGAATAATAATTCCACATACAGGTTCTTCAGTTTCGGAACCTTCAAAGGCGATTCAGATAGAACCAGGACAATATCTTCTCAAAAGCACACCTGATGACCCTGTATGCCCACAATCGACGGAATTCTCATGCGCTGGGCACACCATCTTACCTTCCGTGAGGCCCAGCCAGGAGACACCAACTACCTGGGAGAGGCGATCCCCCAGGATAGCAAAGTCATTGTCTCGAAAGAAGACTGTGCGGAGAACGACGACGGGACGCTCGATCCGTACGCGGCTGACCCGATTCCACAGATACACCCGGACGGCGGGTTCCGACGCGCATACGGGGAGTGGAGAAAGCAGAGAGACCGGAAGGGACAGTGGGTAGAGGGAGAGTTTCTGAAAGAATACTACACCTGCCCTGTCTACCTCATCCGTGATGGAGATGTCCTTCTGGGGACGATCTACTCGAAGACGGATCCCCGCGTACGTGATCTCAAGCAGGTGACCGAAGAGAAGAAAGAAGGCCAAGACCAAGAAAATCAGCAACCGGCGTAGAAAGACGCGGCCCCGCCGCTCCTGGCGGGGTCGTAATTGTGTTCAATGTTATTCTAACATTCCGATCTAACATCTTATGGAACAGACTGACCACCAGACCCGACCGGAAGGCGAGCAGCCACTTCAGATCAATCTCGGGAAGCACACCTTTGCGATTGCCGACTCGATGGCCGACATCGGGGCGCTGTCCCAGAAGCTCAGTGACGTTCGAAAGGACGTGCAGTACATCGAGAAGACCGGCGAAAATGATTATCATGGCTACTCCTACGTCACCGAGCGGGACCTGACGGAGAAGATCCGGAAGCCCCTGAGCGAGGTAGGCGTGATGCTCTTCACCTCCGTCGAGGAGAAGGGTAGCCAGGGAGACATGACCAAGGTCGTCACCGAGCACAGCTTCGTCGATGGGGAGACCGGCGCGACGATCACGGTCAAGAGCCGGGGGCACGGCTACGACGAGCAGGACAAGGGGATTTACAAGGCCGTCACCGGCGCAGTGAAGTACCTCTTGTACAAGAACTTCTTGATCCCGGCAGGAGACGACCCAGAAGAGCCCCCCACCATCGGGAAGAACCAGCGCAAGAAGATTCTGGCAGGGGCGAAGAAGTATGCGATCCCCCGAGACCAGTTCGACGATCTTCTGGACGAGCACTATGGCATCACCGATGCTGGACAACTGCACCCCGACCAGATCAATTCGGTGCGTCGCATGATCCAGTCGGAGGGAACGCACCCGAGCAAGCAAAACGGCCAGCAGCAGAACGGCCAGCAGCAGAACGGGCAAGAGAATCCCGAAGGCCAGGAGCAGCAGACCGAGGAAGGCAGCGAGGAAGACGCCTAATCCTGCCTGCGCCTGTCCTTCTAGCAAGTTGTCAAACCCTATCCTGATGAGGAATTCTGTTGTTGCGAGCCCCTCCCGCGAGCGGACGCTGACGCTCAGGGAGTCCTATCTTGAAATCTGTGATGGAGACCAGTCGGCGGCCATCCTTCTGAGCATACTCGAATTCTGGACCGGACACGAGCACCGAGAGCAGGGCATCCGGAGGCGAAAAAACGTCCAGGAAGCGAAGGACGGAAACGACGACCTCCAGGAGATTAACGGATCGATGTGGGTACGGCGCACCCGAGAGGAGATCGTGTCCGACAGCTTTGGCCTGCTGAACAAGCGCAACGTCACGGAGGCGGCCAACACGCTGGAAGACTGGGGCCTGATCGAGACCGGCTTTCCCTTCCGATCCGATGGAGACAACGACAAGCGCTACCGGCTGCGTGTCGATAGGCTGAACGACCTGATGCGCCAGGACATGCTTTCTGCCCAGGAGGCTGACCACCAGCGAGAAGAGGAGATCCAGGCCAAGGAAGAGCGCCGCCGCAAGAAGGAAGACCCAGACGACGATACGTACTTCGAGGAGGAGGACTGGCAGATGAAGTACGCCAAGCGGTGGTGGAAACGCCAAGACGAGCTTGAAGGAGAGCGCATCCGGTACAACTGGCGTCAAAAGAAAGACCAAATCCTACAGAAGTGGGCGTCGGCGTTCGACTGGGTGGTCGGTCGGGACATGACCAAGGAGAGCCTTGGGGACCTGATCCGCTTTATGTACGAGGAGGAAGGGTGGTGGGTATCCTCTGGCAACCTCATCTCCCCCACGAAGCTGAAGAAGAAAAATGACCAAGGCCAGTACCGCTACGAAGAGTGGCGCGTGAAGATGAACATCAACGATTCCGGGACCGGACCCGGCAACGATTACTCGCTCCCCGAGGAAGGGGACGAGGTTCCCGAGTGGAAGGTCGAGAAGATTATCGAGGCCAACGGCGAGGCGTCGATGGAGGACTTCCTCTCCTGCGGATGGACGGAAGACGGGAGCAGCAAGCTATACGCCTACCAGCCGTAGTAGGCAAAATCAAATAATTATTTGACCGATCAACCAATGCGCCAGCAATGTCAGATTACCCACTTGAAAAAAATAGAGGCGGCGGGGAAGGCTCCGACGAGGCCAGTGTCGATACGAGCGAAGAGCCCCCCAATGCAGTAGAGGTCGAGAAGCGCCTCCTGGGGGCGGTAATTCAGTCCAGTGGCGAGGGCGCGGCCCACGACATGGTCGATGTGATCGAGGGGGAGTACCGGAAGTTCTACGCAGGGCGTCACCAGCGCATTGCATACGCAGTCATGGGGCTCTTGAGTGAAGGAGAGCCAGTGGACATGATGACCGTGACGGAGGCGCTTCGGAAGATGGGCGAGCTTAAAAACGCGGGCGGGGCGTACTACATCACCGAGCTTACCACCCAGGCAGGGGTCTCCTCCAGCGTCAAGAAGTACACGCGCATCGTCGTCGAGGAGTGGCTCAAGAGACGGATCATAGAGAGCGGGCTGGAGGTCGTCCAGAAGGCCCAGGATGAAACCACCGACGCCTTCGAGGTGCTGGAGACGTCCCAAGAAGAGATTCTTTCTCTTGGCGTTGGGGATGAGGTAGACGGCGGGCGCATCGAGACCGGCGTCCCCGAACGCATCGAGCAGCACGTCGAGTCCACTCGCCTACGCCGCTCGGGGGAGAGCCCACTGACAGGGATACCCACCCCCTTCGACAAGATAAACGACATGACTGGTGGGTGGGGGGATGAAGAGCTAATCATCCTGGCAGCGAGGCCATCTATGGGAAAATCGGCCTTCGCGCTGGCCGATGCCGTGGAGTCGGCAAAGAGCGGCTACAAGACTGCGATCTTCTCACTGGAGATGGGACAGGGGGAATGGCTTGACCGAGCGACCGGGTACCTTGGGGAGGTCAACATGCAGAAGGTCGCCCGTGGCTACGGGACAGACCAAGAGCTTCTGAATATGTACAAGGCAGCGAAAGAGATTGAGAAGCTGCCCCTCTGGGTGATCGATGACCCAGGCATTACGATCAGCGGCATCCGGGCGAAGGCGCGTCGCCTCATCCGGACGGAGGGGGTGGAGCAAATCTACATTGACTACCTGCAACTCGTCGGGTCGAGCGGATCATTCGGGACGCGGGAGCAGGAGGTCGCGTACATCTCTCGCCAGCTAAAGGTGATGGCAATGGACCTGGAAGTCCCGGTCATTGCCCTCTCTCAGCTTAACCGGAAGAGCCTGTCGAGGGGAGGGGGCAAGCGCCCCGGCCTCTCTGACCTCCGGGAGTCGGGGGCACTGGAGCAAGACGCCGACGTGGTGGGCTTTATACACCGCCCCGAACGGCTCGGTATCGAGCAGCACGACAAGCTGGGGGTCCCGTCCGATGGGCTTGCAGACTTCATCGTGAGCAAGCAGCGCAACGGCCCGGTCGGCACCGTATTCATGCGCTTCATCGACGAGTACGCAAAATTTGAGTCGATGGACGTCAAGGGAGAGTTTGGAGACAACGCCGAGATCGAAGAAGACGACGAGCATGAGGGGTCCGCTCCGAAGGCGTCGATTCCTAGCTGGGCCGAGGAGTTCGTGGATGAGGACGTCCAAGGGGAGCAGGCGACCCACGAGGTGGCCGGTAACCCCGACCCTCAGAAGAGTCTCATGGACGAAGGAGACGGCCCCTCGGGAGATACTGAGCCATCTGGAGACGCCGCACCGTCTGGGGACACCGCACCCTCGGGAGACAGCGCCCCGAGCGCACCGATTCCATCGACGCCGGTCGGCTCTGGATCTGCCCTTGACGGCGTAGAAGAAAGTTCTGAGGAAGATGACTCTGAAGAAGATGACTCTGGAGAAGATGAAGACACCCTGGACATACCAGAGGAAGACGGGGGCACAGGCATGGAGGAAGACGACATGCCATTTTAGCGACGGACTTCCACCAACAGATTCAAGACTATGGCAGACACGGTAGTGGACATGGTAGACGATGACGTTGTCTCCCGCATTCACCCGAAGCTCCGCAGCTTCGAGACTAGCGATATAGGGATTTTCTTTCCCGGCGACGACCAAGAAAATGAGCTACTCACGGGATTCAGCCATCTCACTTTCTTTCTGCATCCGTCGATGAACCAGTACCAGGGGAGGCCAAAGACCCGGCTCCGGTTGTCCATATACTTCATCGAGACAAAGACGAATATGAACGGAGAGAAGGTCTGCCGAAGCGATAAGATCATACGGGTGCCCTCGGAGGTGTACGAGGACCTGTACCCATCGGCGAGCCTTCTGGTGGAGCTTCCGTTCTGAACTCAAATAATTATTTGAGACCGCGTGATTTCCGTGATGTGACCGCGTGATTTCTGTGACTCAACGGCTTTCCAGGATGCGCTTGACGTGCATCCAAATCTGGCTTTTTAGGTGTTGACCCTCCGCGCTAGGATTGGCGCGGCGGGCCTTTTCTTCGGCTTCTCCGTAGATCCTTTTCTTCTCTTTCTTCGGAAGCCGGTCGTACTGGCGTGCCCACTCGGATTGCGGGTCGGTTACCTCCGGAAGTTTGGTGTCTTCCTGGTCGATGATGTCGAAGTCAATTCGCTGTGGCCTTTGGCCGTCTCGCACGACCTCGTACTCGAAGGTGACGTCCGACCCTTCGTCAAGCTCTTCTTTGGCCTTGTCGATGACTCGTCTGCGAAGGTCTGTAAATCGTGGGTATTTGTCCTCCAGGCGAAAAATTTCGCGCAGGCGGCCCACCGACAGGCTGAACTTTTCTTGGTGGTCGTAGCGCTTGAGTATTTCGTAGAATCGCATTGCGTACATCGACCGCAGAGACATGGCGTGCTGGCGAAGATACATCGTGAAGTGGGATTGTAGCTCCAAGAGCAGAGGCTTCATCTCCGAAGTGAAGCTACCAATGATCTCGCCGGTCTCCTCCTTGTACTTGCAGGAAGAGTACAAATTGAAGAAGCCGCCGACACGCTTCCCACTGGGGCCGTCCTCAACGTGGATGCGCTTTTTGGTGAGACGGTCGGCGATGTCCTCGATTTCTGAGTAGATGTTCTGCGTCTCTACATCGGAAAGCTCACAGAGCTTCTTGAGCTTGATCGAGAGGTTCTCTGCACCATGGTCGTCTTTGGTGATCTGAGAGACGTGGGCCAGGAATATGCGGTACTCCCGCTTGCTCAAATCGATCTGGCTCATGACAAGCTCATTGGCCTTCACGACAAGCTCTTCTTCTGGAGCGCTTTGCATTGGATTGAGTCACTGCTGAAAGTAAGACGACACCTCTTCTGTCACACCCGCCACCTCTTTTGTCACACCCAGGCACCTCTTCCGTCACACCCAGGCACCTCTTTTGTCACACCCAGCACCTCTTTTGTCACACCTAATTCGGTCTAAACCCTGGAATTTCGTAGCTTTAGCTCGAATCACCAATATGTAATGGTTAATGTGTAATAGCGTGCGCGTGTAAAGGACACCTCTAAAGTCACACCCCCGGCTACCTTCGCTGAATCCACTCCAAGAAGCGGCTTTCTTCTCCTGCAAGCTCCCAGTCACGGAGGCCGAGTTCAACGGCAGCTTCGACTACTTCGGACTTCGAGGCATCAATGTCAGTGTGTCGGCCCAGGTACGTGGCAAGCTCATCCAGTCGCTGGGCGACACCTCTTTTCAGGTAGTACCCAACCTTCTTCTTCTCCTGGCCCTCTGGGGGCGGGGACTTGAAGGGCTGCTCGTAGAATCCTGGATAGGTAATCCTGCGCTCATCGAAGGGGTCATCCTCATCGGACCGCTCGACCCCCAGAAAAGCATGGCTCTTCTCTTCTGTTGAAGAAGTTTCTTCTGCTTCGTCTTCTTCTGTGTACGTGTCGAAGTATCCGTAGTCACTCATTGAGTCGGTGGAGGATTTCGTCAGTGAGATTATCGAAGGCTTCGGTGACGTGGTCGCTCCCGCATTCACGAAGAGGCTGCTTGATCGTCGAGGCGTGGGCGACGTCTGCACGTTGGCGAAGGCGCGTGTCAAAAACGAGGTCGCCATACTCCTCATTCAGGAAGTCCCACCCTTCCTGAGCGCTGGCGCGTCGGACGTCCACCTGATTTGCAAAGATGCCGAGCACATCGACGTCGGTACGAAACCGCTCGCGGGCCGCCGAGAGCGCCCTCCTGAGAGAGATTAGGCCCTCAATCGCCAGTCCCTCTAGCTGCACGGGGACTACGATGTGATCTGAGGCCGACATGGCCGCCCAGACAGGCGATCCGATGTAAGGTGGGGTGTCTATCAAGGCAAAGTCGTATCGCTTCTCAGAGGAGGAGAGAAGATCCTCAAGGACTTTGTCGATGTAGCTCTCCATGTGAAGATTCTGAAGGCGGGAGTTCTGGCGGGGGTGTGCCGGGATGAGGTCGGCCCCGAGGTCTGTCTCTTCCAGGGACTCAGCCCCAAAGACAGGAGCGTCCGGGTCCGCAGCGTGCAGCAGGGTCGCGTCTGGGCCGTACTCGTGGGGCCCCTCTTGCATGAGCCACCTGCTCGCGTTGGCCTGGGCGTCTGCATCGACCACGAGCACGTCCTTTCCTTTTTCGACGAGCGTCTCGGTGACCCCGACGAGCGTGCTCGTCTTTCCGACGCCTCCCTTCTGCGTTGCAAATGCCAGCGTGTGCATCAGCTAGAATAGTGTTGTAGAAGAAGATTCTGGACCAGCATGATAATAACTTCTGAAGGCTCGGGAAAGGGGATTGTGTGAAGAAGAGTCTAATGTTGGAACGCCAGGATGTTGGAAGCTATTGATTGAACTCCAACAGCGACAAACTCACACGCACCGATAAAATACTCGATATGGCTGACACCGACTTTGACTTCGATTCCCCGGATCTTGGGTACGAGGAGGACCTCCCTGAATTTGACGAGGGCAACGGCGTGGCGGGCGAGGAAGAGGACGTCCTGGGAGACATCACTGAAGACGGGGTGGTGGACGACGACCCGGACGAGATTCTCTCTGGCATGGACGTGGCCGAGATCGTCGAGGCACTGGAGGAGGAGTACGGCATCAAGGCGTCGGAGGACGCAGACCGGGAGATCCTTGCCACCCAGCTTATCAAGAAGCGAGAGGAAGAGCTTGAGGATAGCACAAATGAGGAGAGCACTTCCGAAGAGACCACCGACGAGGGCGCGGAGGATGACGACGTGGAGGCCGACTGGGTAGACGGCGACGGCTTCGAGGGGGAGGACGACGACATCGAGACGTTCAGCCCAGAGGAGGAGGAAGACGGGGCAGAGATTTCCCAGAGCCTCAAGTCCGCCCTCAAAACCCAGGATATAAGCCTAGACGAACTGGGAATCGAGTGGGCGCTATCGGAGCTTTCGGAGATGGGTGGGGAGATCACCGATCACAAGATGTCGGTGATGACGCTCCGCTGGAAGCAGGGGCTGATCGCTGCGGCCACTCCCGTCAAGCACGGAGAGGGCACGATGAAGAAGCTGGAAGAGGCGACCGGCGTGAACGCCAATACGCTCCGGGAGGCGAAGCGAGTGGTGGACCACTTCGACCACAACATCTCGATGTTCAAAGACTTCCTCCGGGAGGCCGACGACGGCATCAAGCCCTGGTACAAGGTCGTCGAGTCGATGCAGGACGACGTGCCCTCCGAGGACAAGACCGAGGAGGAGAACGAGGAGATCAAGAACAAGCTCTTCAACACCACCGAGAAGGCTCTCAATAAGCTGGAAGAGGCAGTCGTGATGGCCAGCAAGGCCAGCGAAGAAGACCGCCGGGAGGCCAAGGGACTGACCACCAAGGCCGAGCGTGTAATCAGGTCGCTGCGCGATAGCGGGATCTTCGACACGACCGGAGACGAGGCCGCCGAGGACACGCCCCGCTCGGAGCCCTACATGGACTTCATCCGAGACTTCCCGGACCCGATCAACGGGAAGCCCTCTCACGACCCGGCCCACACCAGCGGCAAGAAGGGAGTGGCAAGCAAGGCTTCGGACCTGTCCACGATTCCGCTGACCCGCACCCACCACAACGAACTCGATGAGAACGGGCAGGACTGGTTCGAGTCCGAGTACAACGTCTCAATCGACAAGCTGGTGAAGAACTACATGCACCGGCACTACACCGGGCAGTGGCTTGACCTGGAGCTTCCGACTCCCGAGGACCTGTAACCAGAGATTCCCTTCACTCTTCGGCGGCCATCGGGCGACCGGTGGCCGCCTTTTCTTTCAAATAATTCTTTGAGACATGTCAGATTCCGAATCGACAGAGCGAGGAGCAGAAATTCTAAGCTCCCTGGCTGGGGGGTCCAGCCCCTCGTCGTCGTACAAGCAAGACAAGCTCCAGGAGTTTTCCGGGCAGCAGATTGAGAAAGTCCAGGACGAGGTCGAAGAGAAGACCGGTGACCCAGAAGCCTACATCGTCAAGAAAATTGTGCTCGGGCAGGAGTTGGCCAAGATCGCGTCCTCGTCCCTGGAGCTAGAGGTCGAGGACAGCCC